ATTCGCCTCGACATCAAGCCATACGAAGGGAAACCCCGCAACAACGTCCGCGATGTGCTTCCGGCGGAAGAAGGTTCCGGCGGCGCGTTTCTCGCAGCCGGCCAGTAACGGCTAGCTTCACAGCCGGGCGAGTGCAACTGTTGAGGAACCCAGTCACCCACAAGGTGGCTGGGTTTATTCCAAAGTCAACCGGAGGCTAATATGAACGGATACGGAGTCTTCATAGTACCCAAGTCGTGGGCACTTGGGAGATGGGATGTGAACATCAACAAGTCGGTGTGGGCTTTTGGCCCCTTCCGCGCATTCGTATGTCGCAATCTCGGGCCGTGGAAGCCTAGCAAGTCGGGGGTTGTATGAAGCAGCTCGGATTCGTTCTTCTGTCAGGCGGCATTGATTCTTCCACGTGTCTCGCATACGCAGTCAGAGATTGCGGCCGTGAGAACGTCATAGCGATCTCCATCAACTACGGACAACGACACCAGAAGGAACTATCGCAGGCGATGAAGGTGGCAGCGTACTTCTCAGTTCCACACGAGATCCACGACATCGTCGGTATTCCCAAAGCCGGCCTCACTGATCATCATGCTGTGATCCCTTCAGTATCCTACGCGGAGCTCCAAGGGGTTAGCCCAACGTATGTACCCTTCCGCAACGGCCAACTGATCTCCCGGATCGCTGGGATCGCAGCTCATCGCATCGAGGTTGCAAACAGGGGCCGTCTAGAGATCGATCATCCGTGGGAGGGACGGATCTACTTCGGCGCGCATGCTGAAGACGCTGCCGGAGATGCGTACCCCGATTGCCGTCTGGATTTCGTCGGCGCTATGGGAGCTGCCGTGTACATCGGGACGTACCATCAGGTTCGGATTGCTGCGCCCTTGATCCAGATGTTCAAGGACGAGATCGTACTCGCAGGCGAGAAGCTCGGAGTACCCTGGCATCTCACGTGGTCCTGCTACAAAGGCGAGGAGGTTCACTGTGGTGTCTGTCCCACTTGTCGGGCTCGTAAAGCTGGCTTCCAGAAGGCTGGCGTTAAAGATCCCACCATCTACAAGGATCCTCCCCTCGATAACCCCGGTCTCAGCGACGACATTCCATTCTGAGGATACTATGATCACCGCCGAACGGTATCACGACATCTCTTGTGGCCATCGCGTCTATGGCCACGAGTCCAAGTGCGCTCACCTCCACGGCCACAACTACCGCGTCCACTTCACCTGTGTGGCACCCGAACTTGATGGTGTTGGTCGAGTAATCGACTTCTCGTCCATGAAGGATCGTCTGTGTATGTGGCTCGAGCGGGAGTGGGATCACAAGTTCCTCGTCTGGCAAGAGGATCCCTGGTCGAACGATTTGGGGCTGCTCGATCCCACCGTCGTTGTATTGCCGTTCAATCCAACGGCGGAGAAGATGGCAGACTTCCTCCTCCGGATCATCGGGCCAGTACAGCTCGAGGGTACGGGAGTTGAACTCGTCAAAGTGGTAGTAGAGGAAACACGTAAGTGCTCTGCTGCGGCAGTGATTATGCCAAAGGCTATTGCCGAGAAGCTGGTCCGAGACGCAGCTGAGGGGAGGTAGCTATATGTTCGGAACGAACCCTCTAGCGAAGCCCATCGAGAGTGACGGCCAGTATCTCGAAGTGCAGGCCATCTTCTCTACGATTCAAGGTGAAGGTCCTTTCGCAGGTAAGCCAGCTATCTTCCTCCGCTTGGCCGGCTGTAACCTCCGGTGCTTCTTCTGTGACACGGACTTCGAGAGTCGTCGTACTACAATGGCTCTAGGCGAGATTCGATCAAAAGTCGAGATGCTGGCCACCCGCGATAAGGTCGGAAGGACAAATCTTGTCGTAGTAACTGGTGGTGAGCCTCTCCTCCAGAACATCAAGCCCTTGTGTACTATACTTTGTGGTCGAGGATTTCATGTTCAGTTCGAGACCGCCGGCACAGTCTGGGTTGATGGCCTCGAGAGATTCGCGTCGGAGCTAGTCAGTATAGTCTGCTCTCCGAAGACACCAAAAGTCCACCAGATGGTGGCTCTCTACTGTCACCACTGGAAGTACCTCATCCGTGCAGGCGAAGTGTCTCTGCTGGATGGTCTTCCAGTCTTCTCTACCCAGATTCAAGGGAAAGGTGCGGATCTCTTCCGCTCGTCGAGGGAGAGCGACACAATCTGGCTCCAGCCCTGCGAAGCATACAAGGTGGGATACCGCATCAAAGGGACTCTCGGTCCGAGGGCTGTATCTGGTCCTTTGGTGCCGCAACTCGAAGACCAAGAAGTGACGTCATCTGTCCGAGATGAAGAGGCTACTCGGCGCAACATCCGGCTCTGTGCTGAGTTGGCCATGAAGTACAACTACCGAGTCAGTCTGCAGCTCCACAAGCTGCTACATCTGCCATGACCACAAAACAGAGGACAAAAATGGCCCGCAAGAAGACTGCCAATCCAATCCAAGATGCCAGCAATCTCATAGCTGCCGTCCTGGAGACTCTAGGTTTTGACCTGACGGACGAGAACTTTGATGGGACACCTGAAAGGTTCGTCCGGTATCTCCTGGAGTACAAGAAGCCCTACGACGTCGATCGTGTTCTCAAGGTGGATTTTACATCCACGCATATCGATAACGGGTACAAAGGGGTTCTAGTCCAATCGGGGATTCCCTTCCGGACGATCTGCCCTCATCATCTTCTCCCCGTTCTCGGAGTGTGCCACATCGGGTATATCCCCTCTACACGAGTAGTTGGCCTGTCAAAGCTGACACGTATCGTGGAAGCTGTCGGCCATGAGCTCCCACGAATGCAGGAGACGTGCACGGACCTGATTGCGGATGTCCTAGAGAAACACCTAGGAGCCAAAGGGGTGATGGTTGTTATCAAGGCAGATCACTCCTGTATGACTGGTCGTGGTGTGAAGGTGCATTCGACGCCCACTTCTACTTCCACTGTCAGAGGGCTGTTTCGGGACGTTCCTGCTGCAAGAGAGGAGTTCTTCGAGCTAGTCCGTATGGGATCGAGGTCAAACTAAATGATGGTACTCCCCTTGATACCATAGCTGGGACTGCTGTATAATAGGGTATAAGCTCGAATCCAACTCACCTGAGGAGACCTTTGTGGCCCGCTTTGCACCAGTAGTACCAATTCAGATAGCCCGCGAGCTGCAGAGTGGTCCCAAGGACTACCTCGGTCGGTATCACTTGCTCTTAGCGCATGACATTCTCGATAAGCCGGATGAGTACCGTGAAGTCTACGGGAAAGTCAGAGAGGACTACCAGGATTCGTTTATCATCCTAGACAACTCGATCGTCGAGCTCGGCCATCCGCTTGATCTAGAGGATCTCCTCGAGGCAGCCAATATCGTTCCACCTGACTGCATTGTGATCCCAGATGCAATGGGTGACGGTGAGAAGACGAGGGAGATGGCCAAGAGCTTTGTTCGCTCGTACTGCCAGCACTTCCAGTCCAAACAGCAATTCGCCGACGAGGTACCTTCGCTCCTAGGAGTGCTACAGGGATCGAACGTCGATGATGCAATGGAGACCACTGCGGTGATGTATTCCCTTCCTATGGTGGACTACGTTTCTGTTCCTAGGATCTTCGCCAATAAACAAGGGTCGAGGATGCCAGTATTGCACGAGCTCATCCGGCGTGATACCTACAAATTGTTCCGAGGTATCCATCTCCTCGGCTTCTCGAACAACATCCTCGATGATGTGTGTTGCGCCAGGATGCAGATCGTTAAGGGTATTGACTCCGCAGTTCCGATTCGTGCAGGCCTCAAAGGGCTACCGATCGGAGATGCAATGTTTGAACCTGGCTGGTCGGAAAGGTTGGGGCCTCGAGGTAAGTATTGGGACACTCCGATTAGCGAGGTAAGATGTGAAGCGAGATCCGCCTTTGTACGCAGTAATATCGATCAGTACCGGAGGTGGATCCAGGAGTAGGAGTCGCTATGTTGTTCAAGCGACTCCTACCGACTCTGGACAAGAAGTTCCCTCCTGAGCCTTGTCCTGGATGTCCAGGTGGTTCGCGCCGAGTAGGCGCTCGTGGGACCCCTAACTCCCTCCTAGTTATCATCCTGGAAGCTCCAGGAACTGAGGAGCTGAAGTATGGAGCCCCTATCTGTGGGCCTTCAGGGGATCTCTTGGATAAGGCCGTTCCGGAGAACTTCGACTTCGATGACGCATATGTCATCAATGCGATGCAGTGTAGGCCTCCTAAGACTGACAACACACTAAAGGACAAGGACTTTAAGGCTAGAGCCTGTGCTGCTTGTCGCGCAAGAGTCCTCTCTCAAGTGTTTGCCTACCCTCGCAAGTGTGTCTTAGCAATGGGTGGCTACTCCAACATTTCCCTTACAGGTGACTATGGCTACAAGATTACGCAAAAGCGCGGTCAGCTCTATACTATTAGAGACCTTGACTCGGGACAAGAAGTTGTCGTCGTACCAACAGTTCATCCTGCGTTCCTTCTTAGAGGATCAGGAAATCTCAAGGTCTTCAAGGATGATATTCAGCTGGCCATGGGGATTACGTACGAAGATCATCCCGTACAGGTCAGAACTCATAAATGGGAGGAGCCACATAATATTGTCCTCCGCGAACTTGAGGATCTCGTTGCGTACACTCGCAAGGTTAAGAGTTTGGCTGAAAAGGGTGAGGGTGGAGAAGTAGTAGTTGCTGCAGACATCGAGACCTCCGGCTTTAACCCGAAGGTCGATTACATCCTCGCGATTGGATTCTACTTTGCTGATCCCTCGGACACAGCAGCTATCGTTCCGAAGGAAGCTCTACTGGATCAGGCATACTGCCACTACCTCAGGCGTCTCCTGTTGATGCCTGGCGTTCGTTGGGTATGGCAGTTCGGTAAGTTCGACGAGAAGTTCCTGCACGAGGAGAAGCTACTCAAACCTGAGGAAACTGTCAATACGGAAGACACCGGGTTACTATCCTACGCTCTCTCGGAAGCGACTAAGGATCACGATCTGGACGAGCAGGCTAAAAACGACTTGGGTATTCCCGAGCACAAAGGGATGCTTAAGAAGTGGGCGCCGAAGAAGACTGACTCCTATGCGGCAGTACCAGAGCCAGTCCTCTTCGACTACCTCGCCAAGGACTTAAAGAAGACCCTTCTTGTCTATGAGCATAAGCGGCCTCAAGTTCGAGCAGATGCCAACCTGGAAAAGCTCTACACTCGCACACTTGTACCTGCCTCACATCTCCTAGCACAGATCGAAGGCTATGGTATTGAAGTCGACTGGGAGTTCGTAAAGCTTAATCGGGTAGAACTAGAGGCTGAGCTTGTAGGCTATGAAACTAAGCTCCAGGAATTAGTTGGACGTCATGTAAACCCCAATTCACCAGATGAGGTCTCTGTCCTACTATATGACGAGTATGGACTGAAGATCAAGGGTAGAAGACCACAGGATACTACCAAGGAAACATTCGAGAAGCTCCCTGCACATCCAGCGGTAAAGCTTATCAGACAGTATCGATCCACGACTAAGATGCTCTCGACCTATGTGAAAGGGATTGAGAAGCATGCCGTCGGGAATCGTATTCACACCTCCTTTAAGCTTCATGCGACAACTACAGGTCGATTGTCGTCGTCTGATCCGAATATCCAGAACATTCCTCGTGAAGGTCGTTACCGGCGGATGTATTGTGCTCGTCCTGGCTATGTTCTGTTAGAAGCCGACTATAACTCAGCCGAACTACGAATGCTTGCTGCCCTCTCAGGTGACGTATTCCTAACCGGAGTATTTCTTGACGACAAACGGAACCTCCACGACGAAGTCTCTATTGCCATGTATGGTCAGGGGTTCACTATTGACCAGCGAATACGTGCTAAGGCAATTAACTTCGGTATCCCATACGGTCGAGAAGCATTCTCGATCGCGGAAGAGTTTGATATACCTACTCTTGAGGCTCAAAGGCTTATCGACGCGTGGTTCGAGCGTGCGCCTCAGGCTGCCCAATTCCTCAAGAAGTGCAGGCGTGCTCCGCTTGAAGGGCGTACCCTCATTACGGTATTTGGCCGCAAACGCAGACCGGGTGTAGTATCTGCAGAACGTATGCACGGACTGCAGAACGAGTTCGCCAACTTTCATGAGCAGAGTCCAATCTCGGACTTTACCCTACATACAGGAATGGAAGCTTTGCCACTCCTCCGGGAATATGACTCACACTTCGTCAATCTCGTTCATGACTCGACTGTGATCGAGATACCCAACGACACTACTACGATCTGCAAGGTAGCAGATATCATCAGGGAAGTGCAGGAAACTGTTCCAACGAAGTGGATCACAACCCCGATCCGTTTCAAGGTAGATCTGAAGGTCGGCACTCATTGGGGACAAGCTCAGAGCTACGAGAAGTGGCTCGAAAGGGTGAGTGCGTCTTAACATGCGCAAAGAGGTAAAGATGGATAAGCTGCTGCAAGCGTATTTTCGGGTGTCCAGGTGCTGGAACAACCCTTCGATGGCCGTCAAGGAGAAGATGACGGTCGAGAAAGCCCTTAGGCTCCTCAGACGCATCAGAGAGGTAGCCCTTCGAACATCCGGGGGTGCTCCTTTGGCAAAACGAGCCAACAAGCTAACTCAGGAGATCGTCGAGAAGCAGGTTGATACGGAGACAATGGTGGGCTAGCGAGCGACGCTTGAAAGACTCTTGCTGACCATCGCTGTGGTGCTATATAATGAGGGTATAGAGATGAAGGAGACCGTATGAAGAACTGGCCGCATCCGGTAAGGAGCCATAACATACACGCCATTCTTCGAGCCACTCGAAACGAGGTCTGGCAGAGGTTCCGTCTGTCTATCAAGGGCTCTCCAACAGAGGTCAAGCTCGAAAGGCTGGAGAGCTATCGTCTCGCCTATCCAGATGATCCTGACACCCGGGTTTGTATCGACAACTACATCAATGCACTCCGTCGAGGTGGGCAGCTGGACCTTGACAACAACGTGCAGAGGTAATAAGCGTGGCGGACGATAAACCCTTTAGACCTCAGTTAGCTGCCGAGACTCCTAACGACCTCGAGGAGTTAGCTCGGCTGAAGCACTTCCCCCTCTTCGGATCATACAAGATCGATGGCATCAGAGGGACGATCATTCAAGGTCGAATGCTGTCCAGAAGTGGCAAATTGATTCCGTCGGCCTTCGCTCAGGAGATCGCTTCTGAGCTCCCCCAGCTCGAGGGGGTAGACGGTGAGCTTGTTGCCACTTCTGTTTCTGCGGGCCTCACTCTCATGCAGGCCTCCTACTCTGCAGTCATGACTCATAGCTCTCAGGAGCCTCTACGATGGTTGGTCTTTGACCATGTATCACCTGAAGTCGGGAGACCTTACGTGTCTCGTCTGGCAGAGCTGAACTTGCGGACGATGAAGACTCCCAAGCACATCGAGGTGTTACGCCAGCGAATTCTCCTCGACGTACGACAGATCCTCGAGATGGAGCAGGAGTCTCTAGATCAAGGGCATGAAGGATTGATTGTACGTCGCCCCGATGCTCCATACAAGCAAGGTCGATCGACTCTTAGGCAAGGCTACCTGGTAAAGGTAGCTCGTCGACTAACCAGCGAGGCTTGGGTAATGGGCTTCGAGGAGCTGATGCACAATGACAACCCGGAAAAGCTCAACGAACTCGGGTACACCAAACGATCATCTCATCAGGCTGGTTTGCGTCCGTCCGGTATGCTCGGCGCGTTCCTTGTCCAGGATGCTAAGTCTGATGTGGAGTTTCGCGTCGGAATCGGCGAAGGGCTCGACCACGCTATGCGACGCGAAGTCTGGGAACGCCAAAGCGAATATCTTGGTCGCCTGATGAAGTACGATTACAAGCCCTATGGCACCGCGGAGAAGCCTCGGCAGCCTCGCTGGCTCGGATGGAGATCACCGGAGGACCTATGAGCGAACGTACTGTTTGGTTATTGACCAGAGCGATCAATGCATACGATCAGGAAGGAGATTACTTCGTTGCCGTGTTCTCTGCGAAACCGTCGGCGGTAGCCTTACAAGCCCATGGCGTGTCTGCATCTGCTGTGGAGCACGTACTGAGAGGGGGAGGACGCGAGAAGTTCGAGGAGGAGTGGTTCCGCTTGGAGGAGATTCTTCCTGGGGATGGAGCATGATCGATAAGCTCAAAAGCCGATGGGACTATAAAGATCCTCCTAGAGAGGTCTCTGATGAGAAATTGTATGTCTGGGAGTCTGTTCAGACATGCTGGGGAACAGATCTGTGTCTCTTGGACATGCCCCGTGATAATGCAGTGTATCTTGTTCGAGGGTCGGAGATGTACCGGTTCGTCT